ACCCTACACTTCACCACCGCACCCACGACGAGACGCTCGACGATGGGACGCACGTTGATGTTCAAGTCCGACTCTCCCGGACCGGACAAACGCAAATGTTCATCGGTATTTATGCACCTAGCGGGATTGCCCTTCACGAAGAGGCTTTCGACTCCCGTCCCGGCGAGTCGATGACCAGGGCACTGGCCTGGGGCGTGGGGCGCGCTCGCCGAATTGCCACCGAGGGCCTGGCAGCAACGGGGAAGCTCGCGGCCTGCTCGAAATAGAGGGGAAGGGATTGCAGCTGGGCGGAGTACAAATGTGCTCCTGCCAGCTGCCCGCTACGGGGCGGCGCTCGGCTGGAGGGCGAGCCCCTTCACGGCCTCGCTGTAAATGAATTTGATCTTGTCCCACGGAATCGTGTGGCGCTGAGCATATTCACCCTCGCCATCGCAGATCTCGCAGATCTCGCAGCTCTCTGCTGGCTCCTCCAGTTCAAGGCATTCAGGGCATTCGCGGATTACCTCCAGCTTGAACTCGCCAAGCAACAGGGCTTTGGCCCCATTCTCGGCGGTGAGCCGCCTGGGCATTAGGCAGTAGCCGTCTGGAATCGATGCAGCCGGCGCGCTCGATTCCGTCATCGGGCCAAGCCCCACGACCGGCAGGCGAGCCGCCGCCGCATCCCGCTCTGCCTCTTCTTTGGTCCACCAGATGGCAGTACCAACCATCCAGGCTAGAGGGTCGGGGTGGGGCTGCGGGGCTGGCTGGCCATAACTCAGCACGCACAAGTGATCGGGAAGGCCGTAGTGCTTTTGCACATGGGTAATAGTCCGGCGTGCAACCGTGCCGGTGTACTCGCGGGCATCGTCGATCTCGCGGAGCAGAACCGTGTCGCCGACGGCGAAATCACGATCTGAGCAGTCCCGGACCTCGCCGGTCTTGAGGCCGATGAGCAGATCGGCCAACGGGGTCTGTCGGATCTTCAGTTCGTGCTCTCGCGGGGCGCTGACCATATCGATGATCCCCTCGATATGGTCATGCTGTTCGATGGTGCTGGATCGGTTTTCTGTGGGCATGGGGATACCTCAGAGGCCGGCTAAAAGACCGGCTACGCTGAATGTGTTGTGGGTTAGGAGCACCGGAGATGAGTAGAAAATTCATCTGCCAGAAATGTGAGAAAGAAACTGACGCCGACTTGGACCACGATGAAGTGCTGGACAGTCAGGTCTTCTACTGCCAGCAGTGCGGGGCCAAGCATGTTGCGGTTATGGAATCGCGTGCACCTGGCGGCCCGGTGGAGATGCAGTTCCGACTGGTCGAAGATTAGGCTGCCACAGCCTGAGGATTTGCTGATCGCCAAGGATCATTGGCGCGGGCCAGAGCTGCCATCGGCGGCGGGCTGACGCTATTGCCGCACATGTGCACCTGCTCGGTCTTGGTGAACGGCTTGCCGTCGGCGCCCTTGTCGATAATGTAGCTCGCCGGGAAGCCTTGGGCGCGGTACAGCTCGTGCGGCTGCAGCATGCGCAGGCAGATGTCGACGATCACATAGGGCGTTCCCTTCACGAAGACGGTGACCAGGCCCAAGCGGTCCTTGGTGGTAACCGTCGGTGCCGGTGCGTCGCAGGCGCTGATGTTCTCAGTGCCGTAGTAGCTGATCAGGAATGCCGCGACGCGCAGGGCGCCTTCCTCATGTTCTGGTGACAACCTGTATTCGACCAGGGCGTGATGCTCGGCGCCGGCGGTCATTGTCGGCACCAGGTCATCTACTGCACGGCCTACGCAGTTGCGCCGGAGCGTGGCCAGGCTCGCGGTCACGAGGCGCTGCTGGCTGCCGGTGTTGGTGACCGTGGTCAGCGGCTCGTCCGCGCCCTTTGCTGGCGTGGTGTTGAACCCGCCGTTGGCCTGTTCAATGAAGGCTGTGCATACGCCCATGGCATGGGCCGCACCCGCGGGCCTCTTGTAGTTGCCGCCGCTCGTGATGGTCGGCACCGGATCGGTGATGGCTGCACCTTCACTGTTGAACCTGAATTTGACCAGGTGCGCCGATGCTAGCGCTCGGTGGCTTTGGGTCATCAGCGTTCCCATGGGCTGGTCAGCGGCTACTGGCTTACCGGCATACACCGGGGCCCCGACCATCACGGGGCTGGCCATCATCAGCTCGCCACGGTTGGCCGCAGTAACTGTAGGTAGTGGATCGCCCGGGTTGTTCACTCGGTCGGCGCCCTGGTGTGTTGCTGGAAGAATCACCGGGCTGGCCATGGCGAACGATCCGCCGCGCGGCCAAGAGGTAACGGTGCGGAGCGGTTCGTGGGCTGACTGAGCCAATTCGCCCGACCAGTTCGCGATCGGCACGATGAAGGGCTGCGGGTTGTCCAGCACGAACTTCTTCATGCCCTTGGCGACCCGGCGCAACGTTGCGTCGGCCAGCGGCTTCTTCCGGCCGAAGATGCTCTTGCTCTGCACGGTCCAGTCAATGCAGTCGGCGGCGGTGCGCCATTTCTGCTGGCCCTTGGCTGGGTTCTTGGCGTGTGTAGGCTCCGGCCACACGATTGGCTGGCCATCGCACCTGGCGATCATGAATAACCGCTCGCGGCTGGTTGGCGCGCCGAAGTCGCAGGCCTTGATGACGCGCCACTCCACCTGGTAGCCCATACCTTCGAGCAAGTGCACGAACCGGCGCCAGGTGATGCCGCGACGTTTCGGGTCGGGCACTAGGAATTGCTGCTGCACCGGTACGCGCTCGCCAACGGCGGCCACGGTGCCATCAAGCTTCATCACTCGGCCGGTGGCCTTGTCTCGTTTGGCGATCAGCGGGCCCCACTGCAGGATCTGCTTCACGTTCTCCAGGCTTATGACCCGCGGTCGCTTCTTGCCGGCCCACTTCAGTCCAATCCAAGACAGGTTGCGGATCTCGCGCTTGCGCGGCTGCCCGCCGGCGGCCTGGCTGTGGTGGGTGCAGTCCGGGCTCATGTGGAACCAGCCAACTGGCCGGCCCTGGCATTCCTCATCCGGGTCACCGTCGAAGACGTCGGTGGTGAAGTGCCGCGCCGCCGGATGGTTGGCGGTGTGCATGCTGATGGCCGCCGGGCTGTGGTTCTTGGCGACCGTCACCGGCCGGCCCAGGCCCATCTCCAGCCCGGTACCGGCGCCGCCGCCACCGCAGAAGAAGTCCACCACAATCTCATCGTCTTGCGGATCGAAGCCAAGGCCGTACTGGGTTTTGAAGTCGAGCGGGTTCTTTTTCTGAAATGCAGACATGGGCGGTCCTCGCCAGGGTGGCGTGAGTCGTTATCGTTGAATAGGGGAAGCCGCTGGCGGGCAGCGCTGGAGGGTCAGGGGCAGTTGTTCGCGCCGCAGTTTCGGCAGTTGTTCAAGAATCGCCCGTCCCAGCTGATGAAGCGTCCGCAGCCGCAGCAGTTGAGCATCGGCTCGCGGCGCTTGGCGACCTTGGGTGGCCTGGGCATCTTCACACCGGCCACACGCAGGGCCAGCTTATGATCGACTTTCTGGCGATGTACTAAGCGCCGGCGGATCTTCTCGATGTAGGCCGCCGGCCAGAATACTCGCGTACCCTGGCCGGCGTGGTTGGCATATGTGAACTGGGCGTTTTCCAGATCCATGCTGATGGCCTGTTGCAGGTTCTCGGTCAACCTGCCGCGTTGCTCACTGACCCAGTAGACATCGTTCCCGTTCCAGTCGCCTGGCACGTGCACGTAGACGCGGGCGCCGGGCTGTAGCCCCTCTATGCGCCTGTCCTCCTCCATCAGCTGGCAGTCGACGCCGTAGTGCGCCCTAGCGTCGATGTACTCCTTTGGCCAGGGGATATCAGTGTCACGGTGGCGGCATGCCTCATCAAAGGTGAACAGCTCAGCCTGGTCTAGGTTGGTCACGTAGCCGCGCCCTTCCTTCGCCCAGAACATCATGCCGTCACCGACATGGCTTCTACTGTCCTGCAGGTAGAACTGGGTCATGGCTTTCTCCATGCATACGCCGCCCTCCGTGGCCGGATGCGGCATGGTGGCAATTTGGTTTGGGATGGGGTATTACGGGTGACCGGCATGGGGCCGGATCAAGGAGTGATAATGACTTTGGTGAAAGACAAGCCGTGGCCTACCAGAATGGTTATCGAGATAGGGCGCGGTAAGGGCGTTGAGGTTGAGGCTCGCATAGTGGGCGACATTGACCAGCACTGGACGCCGGAAGCAGTTGAAGTCGTGGCAAATGTGAACTCGGATGACGAGATACTTGGGACGATCAACGGGCCATTCGAAAGCAGGGAAGATGCAGAGATGAGAGCGCTTTTGTACGCTACCGATTGGTTTGATCGGAAGTACCAGGGCTGATCAGGGCCATCTCCGGCAAGTAGATACCGGTATCGTCGGGGTCATCGCCCAGCATCAGGTCAGGCGCGCGCAGCTCTCGGCCGATGCGGAACTGATCAAGCCGTCGCGCCACAAAATCCGAAACAACAATTTCGTGGCGCGGCGCACTGAGGAAGTGGCGGGCCGCTTCAGGCCCTAATTCATGGATGCGGTGGATCAGCAGGGTCATGGCCTCGCCGTTTTCCTCGACCTGGGCCCATTCCATGATTTCGGCCAGGGCCTGGCGGGTGCCCGGGCGGGCTTTCATGCGCAGGTCTTCTTCCTGCAGGCGCTCGGCCTTGGCCCTGCGCTTCTCGTCACGCTGCTGCTGCGTCAGAGCCATCATCGCCTCCATTGCGCACGAAGGTGGCGTCCGGCCCGATGTCGAGCAGGTCGCACACCCGGTTGATGATCTTGAGCGCAGCCGCAAACGCCTCGGCATCGTCCGGCTCTCGGGCCAGGCGCTTCATGTTCGGCTGATGCTCCAGGCAGACCTTGTCGACCAGGCGCCGGGCCAGCCTGCGCAGATGGTCGGCGCTGTCGTGCTCCCGCAGGCTCAGGGCGAAGGCCAGGGCCACATCATCAGGCCGGTACTGCCCGCCGCTGCGGGTGTTGTATAGCTTCTTGACCGGCCGATTCATCCAGGCCGGCAGGGTGATTACTCCAGAGGGTGCTTTCTGCATGTCTGTGCTCCGTGAGGCCGCTGGGCGGCAGGTGGAACTGTTCTTGCCGCCGGCGCTGGCGAACCAGGTTGTTGATCCGCCTCATGCCGCCCGCGCCGCGTCGATTTGCTCGGTGATCTCGAACAGCTGCTGGGTCAGGTTCTCAATGGTGGCAGCGCCGCGCACTCGTTCGGCACGGCCCCACTGACAGCTGCGGTTGAACAGCAGCTGCAGGTTCTGCTCCAGTTCCTTCTGGCGCTGGAGCAGGTCGAGAATGGTGGGGAGTGGCATGGCTTACTTTTCCAGTGCTTTCCGCAGGTACGGATCAATGTCGGCCTGGCCGAGCAGCCAGCGCTTGTAGTCGCGCGGGATGTCCTCGATCTTCGAGCCGGCGTGCTTGCCGAAGCGGATGACCTTTGGAATGCGAGCGTCTTCCGAGATTTCCCAGAGTTCTTCCCAGCTGGCTACCGGCCGGCCCAGCTGCGCCTTCAGGGAGGTGAATATTGCAGCCAGGAGGCGGCGGCAGTTCTTGACGTCGTCCAGCGCGGCGTGGGCGTTTCGCAGCAGTTCGGGCGCCTCCGACCGGTAGTGGAGGTAGATCATCGCTGACTGTGTGTGCGAGTCGGCATCCGGCCAAAGCATCGAGCTCAAGGCCTTGGTGCAGATGCGCCTGATATCTGGCTTGCCGATCACACCCCAGTCGTAATCGACGTTGTGACCGATCAGGTAGGTGGCGTCTTCAGGCAGTTTGAAAGAGTCGTGAGGCGGGCAGTCGGCCAGTTCTTCGTCCAGGATGTGGCTGGTTGCCAGGGCGCCCAGTTCGATGGGCTTGGACGGCTTGTAGCGCTGCAAGAATTCGCCCGTTACGGCCAGGCCGGCGCCGAGTTGCAGCCAGGCGGCCTCAACCAGTTCCGGGCTGTTCAGGCCGGTGGTTTCAGAGTCGAAAATGTAGGCGGTCATATGAGTTCCATCGCGGAAGAGAAAGGCATTGCAGCAGTAGGATGGACTGTTGCTCAGAGTGATCAGAATGGAATTTCGTCTGAGAAGTCAGGCGGTGCGCCGTAGTCGTAGTTGTCAGGCTGGGCGTATCCGCCGGCCACCTGGGCGGACTTCGGACGACGGTCATGCACTGGCTTCTTCATCAACTGCTGCACCATCTTTTCCAGCTTCGCCGGGGTTGTGCAGCGCGGGTCCAGGATCTCGGATGCTGTTTTCTCCGATTCAGCGCTGAATGGTGCGTAAATGATCGGTCGCGGCATTCCAGTCTGGCTGCTCTTCTCGATCTCCATCTGGATGAGCAGGCCGATAGGCTTTTTCAGCAACTCAGGGAAGCCGGGCGCGGTTACCTGTTCGCGCTGCTTGGTGTCGTTGTTCCATTTCTCGAACTGGGTAGGCTGCGGCGACCCGACGGTGCGCAGCTGAAGGCAGGCCATGATGGCGTTCATCATCGCGTAGCCGCCCTCGTTGCGGGTGCCGTGCTGGTAGGTCAGATTGAGGTAGAAAGTGGCCTCAGCACCGTCGCGGCTCTTGAAGGTGAAGCCGATACCTGTCGACCCCGTTTCTTGCTTTTCCATGTACTCGGCGCGCAGGAACTCGCCAATGAACTTGCCAGCATCATCAATGAAGGCTGACTTGTTGTCCGCGGAGCGCGCGGCATTTGCGTCCAGGTTGAACATTCAGAAGGCTCCTATGCGGCCTGAGTGGTGTTGGTGAGGTCGTAGTACTCGCAGATCGCGGCATCGACCAAGGCGAGGTCGTTATCGATCATCGCCTCGTTGAACATGCCCATCGGGGCCTTTGTGGTGTCCGACCCGCTGTTTCGGGTGCTGAACAGGTGCTGGCCGTCACTGACCACCGAGCGCAGGACGATGGTGACCATTCCCTCCAAGGTGATTTTTTCGTCCAGCATCTTGCCGATGGTCTTCATCTTGATCTGGCCGGCATCTGTCTCCTCGGTGTGGCTGAGGATGTAGACGCGAACGTCGTCGGGCAGGCTGAGCAGCGCTTCGAAGATGTTCCAGGTGTGCCGGCCGATCTCGGTGAACTTGTCGAACCCCTTCTCCTCGCTCCGGCGCATGAACTCGTTGGCCAGGATGTACTGGAAGTCGTCGATAACGATCACCTTGCGCTTGGTCTGGCGGCAGGCGCCAATCACCTTGACCCAGTTGTCGGTGACATAGGACTTCCATGCCTTGGAGCCAGGGAAGGGAAGCGGCTTTTTGATGACCTGGACCAGGGCCACGTCATCAGGCTTGAAATTGCGCAGTGATGCGCTCTTGCCAGCCCCGGACTTGCCGAGGATCAGGGTTACGGTTGCCATGTGGCACCTCAGCTCGGTTGGTTGTCCCACTGCCGCTCAATGCGAGCGGCCTCGTCTTCGTACTCTTTGCGCTCTTCGCCCTGGTACCGCTCAGGCGAGAACGCTCCGACCGTGCTCCAGTCGAGCTGGGCGGCCAGGCGGGGTGTTGTGTTCATGTTTACCTCAGGAGGTGATGCAGCCCGCGTATGCGCTGGCGAGCATCCAGGCAGTGCAAAGGGAAAGGGTGAAGAAGCCCCCGCGCCACATGGCGAATCGCCTTGCGCGCTGGTAGCCGGTCATGGCCGCACCCGGACAGCAATGCGCCGACCCTTCATGGTGGTGCCGAGGCGCCGGGTCAGGCTGGAGACTGGCGTCTCTCGTGGTAGACCGACGGCCTCGTTGAAAGGCAGGCCGAAGCTGATCACTGCCAGGGTTCGCTCGATCTGCTCCAGTTGCTCATCAATGAGCGATTTCACAGGTGCTGTGCTCATGCCACCCTCCCGTGCATCTCCATCCACTGTTCGTGATCGCGGGCAATGATGCGGTTCAGGCGCTCGACATAGCTGCGCTGCTCGGCAATGTCGATGGCGCCAGTTAGGCCGGCCAGGTCAATGGCCATGACCAGCTCGCCCCGAAGCGTGTCGCTGAAGTTCTCGCAGATGGCAGTGAAGCGAGAGTCGATGATATCGACCACCGCCTGGCGGGTACTCTTGTTCATACAGTCCTCCGGGCGGCGCCTGAGCCGCACATGCCTTCCATCTTGTTGAGCGCTGAGCTGATTACTCGACGGCTCTCTGCCCGCTGATGCTCGTTGCGCTCGCGAATCATCGTGTTCCAGGCCTGGTTGTTAGCCCGGGCCTGTTCCGAGGTCATATGGTCAGCCCACGACGAATCACCAAAAAGCTGGTACTGGCGGTCGACTTCGCGGGCCTGGGCGCTGTCTGCGTAAAGCTCGTGCTCGCGAGCCATAGTCGCCTCCAGGTGGTGGGTTACTCGGTGGGTGGGGAAGGGAGGGGATGCCAGTGGGTAACACCATTGCTCAGGTACATCTTCGTGTAGAGCTGGGTGCCAGCGTCATCCAGGCCAGCGGTGACATCGCCGAAGTAGTCTTGGATGTGCACCATGTCCATGCCGCCCTTTGGCCAGGCATGGCGCCCGGCGTGCGGTGATGTGCCATCTGCATAAGCGAGAACGGAGTCGTCCTTGATCTCCGGCAGCCTGTCGCTGCACTTGATCCAGCCGCTCATGGCTTCACCCGGGCGGTGAGCATGGCGTCGGCCAGCTTGTAAGCTGTGGTTGCGGTTTCGTTCTCACACCCGCCCATGCCCAGTAAGCACGGAGCACCGGAAGTGGATATGAGCCCCTGCAACGCCTTGGCTGCGAAGTAGTCACGCAGCTCCATACCCATGAAGCGGTCAGCCTGACCCTCCCCGAAAAGAGTTGTTGCAGCCTCTGGCGCAGGGAAAGCCGGGCCTCCAGTCATTGTGCTCATGATGTGAACCTCGGTAGCCAACCGCATTGGTCAGGAGCCAGGCGCGGGTGACCAAACCCACCGTGAAAGGTGGCCTGGCGCCTGCCAATGCGGTCGAAGTGAAGGGAAGGGGATGCGGGATGCATCGGGAGCCACTCTCCGGGGCAAACCGGGTGTCGGGACGCCTCACCAAAGGGCAAGACGCTACCCACGCTCACAATTCGCGGCGATCAACTCGCGTTCAGAGTGGCTCCCGATGAACCCCGCTAAAGGAACATCGGGCCTGCTTTTGGCTAACTGCAGGCAGGTGGTTGAGAGCCGCTGGCGGAACAGCGGATGCCCCGCTCGAAGCTACCAACATCGAGCGTTTCCCGTTGCTGATACCCGCCGGGATTAGGGTCGAGGGAGAAGGCCGCCCGGGAGAGCAGCCTCACTGATCAGCTCAGTGCTTTGGTGCAGGCGGTGAGCGCTACCTCACATGCATCTGGTCTGGCCGGGTAGGCCCCGGATTCGCCTGCGGTGAAAGTCGATTAAGGTGAACACGGGTGAGCGTTACGTTGCGTAAGCATCACGGTAATGCGCTTTAAATCGATAAAAACTGCATCGGGGTGTGATCTGCATGACGTTTGCCGCCCATTGCTCTCGCGCTGGGTGACGGTACTCAGATCACACTCCGGTGCAGCCTGCGATGGGGAGCAGGGCATCGGGCCGTCTTTCCGGCTGTCATAGGTCAGTTATGTGCCAACGAGAGGCTGCTGATAATGCAGACCGAGCCATCCTCGGCAGGCGTTGAGTCCGTGTAATCCACCTGGTTGTAAACGCCGCCGTGGAAGTTCAGCAGCGATGAACGCCAGGAACTGTCCATATGGAGACTGCCGGACGAACCTGCCTTGCCATTGCAACTGGCGGTCACGGTCAAAGCGCCCGAGGCGAGAACGCGGAGGGTGACGGTGAACTTCGCACCCAGGGGGACACCCTTGAGCAGCGTGGTGTTGATCGGGGTGGCCTGGTTGAAGGTTTCGCGGAACCCCAAAGTGATGTTCCCTTTGCTCCAGAAGACCTTGACTGGCGGGCTGTCGTCGTCCTTCACATGCAGCTGCGAGATCACCACTTTCTGCGCGAAGTTGACCTTCGTGAGCGTCATCTCCTGCATGTTGATGTGCTCGGCAGCGCTCGCCAAAGACCAGTAGCTGGCCTCTTTCCACTCGCAGCGCGTGCGGTGGGTGCTTTTACTCGAAGCACCTTTGGTGGGCGCCGAAAACTGAACTGAGCCATCGGCCAGGACAGTCACCACGCTTGGGTACTGAGCGATCGCTTCGGCGCCGCTGAGCTCAAGAGCTACGGGGTTGGTGGATGAAGTGGCCACTGGGGTCGTGATCGTTAGATTGCTGATGTTTACGGTCATGGGTATGTCTCCTGACGATAAAAATCATGGTCTGGCACGAGTGCCTTCCAACCGTGATGCGGGCGACCGCACCCTCTGTGCACTCTGGGAATGCACAGAGGGATGACCGCGCGAGTGATTTGAGCCGGATAGGCCCTTTCGCCAAGGCCAGCCGGTGAAATCGTCATGCTGCGAACAGCTCTTGCTGCTCAGGCACCGGCATCAGGGAGGCCACCAGTTGCTCAGTCGGCCATTCCGTGACGTCGGCCCAGTCGGGATGCATGACCTTGAGCGCCGTTGGGTGCAGCCACTGGCCCTGCTTCTTGTCCGGGCTGATGCAGAACTTGAAGCCCTGGTCTTTCAGGTGCATGTCGTGTTCCTCCAGTAGATTCCCAAAGCACCCGGTCGCCCAGGTGCTTCAGTGAATCGCCGGTCATGCAGCGCGAGCCAGTTCAGCCTGTGCCAGCAGCTCGGTTACAGCCTCGGCCGGCGTGCAACCGTCGGCGTAAAAGTCATGCAGGTCGCTTTCTTCTTGCGAGCCCAGCGCGACCTGGTGGCCGAGCAGCTGGGATGCCTTGTCGATCCAGCGGTAGTAGGTGCGCTCTTCAGCGTCGGCGCGGCATTCATCGGCCGCCATGGTTGCCATGTTGAACATTGCGGTGCCCTCCAGTCGGTTGGTTTCCCGGCAGCCACTCGTGGGAATGGCTGCTAGTGAAACCTGCCGCGACCCGCTACTGGAGTCAGTTGCGCGGCAATCTTCTGGTTGTTCCTCCAGCCGCGGGCCTCTCGGCTTTTCTTCCCGCTGGATAACTGGTCTCGGCGCTTTACGCTGCACGCCCGGGGCAGTTGCCACCCCTCTGGACTGTTGAGGCCTGTCCATCGCTGCCTTCGAATCTGGGCCGGTGTCGATCCGGCAAGGTGTGTCGCTAAAGAGCGGTGAGGCTTGAGGGCCTCAACAGGACCGGTTGAGTCGCTGTGTTGAGTTAAATTTAGAAAACTAAACAGAATGCGTCAAGATTTATTTTAGAAAACTTAACAGGCGAGGCGAACGGAAATTCCTACGCAGCAAGAGATGTCAAGGCTTACGGTTTTGTAGGAGATGGGATAATCTGCCGTGGTCCCTGTATGTATATACAGTAATTGGAGGATCACATGGCAAGGGCGCAAAACCAGAAGCAGCAGGAAAAATTCGTCATGTCAGGCGTGGAGCGCCTGGGCCTGCGTGTTTCATCAATGATCAACCACCCGATCGCCCAGCAGCAGCGGTGGGTGACGATTCACCGATTGGACACCGACGGCGATCGTGAGTGGGAAGAGGTGATGGGGGTTATTGCCGAAACCGATGGGATTGAGATGACCTTCAATGATGAGGACGGATCTGTAACGCTTGCATGGGAAGCATCATCAGACGATGACCCAAGGGTTGAGGGTCTAGACGAATTCGTAGCGATGGAAGAGCCGGCGCCGTTCTGACATCCACAAAAAAAGCCCGCAACGCGCGGGCTTTCGGGGGCGAAGGGGCGATCAGGCCTTCTTGGCGTTCCAGATCAGCAGAACCTTGGCATGGATCGTCACATCGTCCATGCGCGCGGTTTGGTTCTCGTAGTGGGGGTTATCCGAGATCAGCCGGAAATGATCCTCATCAAGGCGCATCATGCGCTTGATATAGAGCTCCTGGTGCCAAGTAACGACATAGATGCCCTCGCCGATGAACTCGTTGATTCCCCGGTCGACAATCACCAGGTCCTTGTCGTTGATGGTCCCCTCCATGCTCTGGCCCCAGCCAGTAATCATCGCAAGGGCGGTCGGGGAGGTGTAGGTGACGCCTTTCTCGCGCAGAGTCTCCTCCCGAACTACCAGGTTTCTCACTGCCTCGTTGTAGTCGGCAGGGACCTGGCCATGGCCCATAGCGGCCCGCACATCGTACTGGGGGATAAGGATCTCGTCCTGCTTTGGACGGAGACTGGAGTAGGCGGCGGGAAGATACTCCTGCGCCGAAGCAGGGCTATCGGCTTCTGCTGCAGCAGCAAGCATCACTTCGCGGGCCTTTTCGGACAGATTCTTCCCAGCTCGTGAGGCGAGCAATTGGGCGACGAGCTCAGCTGTGCTGGACGCGGGCGCATCCGAATGTGCCGGAGCATCGCTTGGAGTGCCAGTGCCATCCGAAAGCCATTGCGGCGAGCAGTCCAGAGCTTTTGCCAAGGCGAGCAGGTTCTTGCCCTTGGCGCCGTTCGTTCCGTTGATCCAGAAACTCACGGTTGCCTTGGACACGCCAGACAATTTGCTCAGCTCGGTCGAGCTCAGGTCGAGCTCTTTCATGCGTGCGATAACGCGGTCTTTGAATTCCATATTAAGGATTCTAAACATAACGATGTTTAGATAACTTGCCTTGTGCAGTTAAGAACTCTAAACTCCGGATCAGAAACCGGAGAAACACCCATGACCTACGACGAAGCCCTGGAACATTTCGGCACCGGCCGCGCAATCGGTGACGCCCTTGGCGTAACCAGCAGCCGCGTCTCTCAGTGCCGTGCGACTGGCGGGTTCTCCTACCCAATGCAGTGTGTTCTGGAGAAGGAGTCCGGCGGGAAGCTGGTTGCCAATCGCCACGATGACCCTGCATTCGATCCGAACAAGCACGCCGCTTAACCCAATCAATAGCCGCAAGGAGCCACACCAGCATGTACCAAGACCCCAGCCAGAAGCGCGCCATCCCGGTGAAGGTTCGTTTTGAACCAGTGCTCGACCGGATCCTCCGGAAGGCTGCGAGCAAGACCCGAATGCAGCACGCCACCTATCTGTACGAAATCATCGAGTGGGCCGTAGCCAACGGCGTTATCGAGGAGCTGATGCAGGACAAGCAGCAAGAAGATATCGCGGGCTGAAGGCCCTTTGGAGGCCTAAATGACCGTGCAGCTTGATCAGCTGCCGCCTGATGTGCGGCAGCGAATAGAGGGGCTGATGAGGGCCAACAACTGGGACTTCAACACCGCGATGAACCAGGTGTTCGAAGCGGCAGTAGCCAGTGGCGCTCTTTCAGTGGTTGGCCGCCGTAAGGCCAAAGTCCTGCAGTTGGTGGCCCCAATGAGGGCCTCACCAAGGGACTCTTCAGGGTAGGGCAGAGACCCTCTCTGAATTACAGGCACAAAAAAGCCGGGATTGCGGCCCGGCTCTCTGCAATACAAAACTCTGTAGGGGAATTATGCATATGCAGACCCAAAGTGTACAGGCCCTGCAAAGGGTCGCACCACAAAACGCGAACCATCATTTCGTGGCGCGCACGGAAATTGTCACCTTGTTCGATGGCGAGGCCGTGACCAGCACTGTCACTGTCGCTATAGAGACTGGCAACGAACACGCCAGCGTGATCGCTTTGGTGCGCAAGTATGAGGCCGATTTCAGCGAGTTTGGAGGGGTCAGATTTCAAATCGAACCCTTTGAAACCGCTGGCGGCGCTCAGTCCCGTGAAATCGCCTTGCTCAATGAGCAGCAAGCGACCCTGCTGCTGACCTACATGCGCAACACTTCGATCGTACGCGACTTCAAGAAGCGTCTGGTCAAGGAGTTCTGGCGTCTGGCGAAATCCGCCCCGGCCCAGCCCGCCGACCTCAGCAAGCTGGAAATCCTCCAGATGGCCCTGGAGTCGGAGAAGGCCCGCGTGCTGCTCACCGTCCAGGTCGAGGCCCAGGCCAAGAAGATCGACCACCTCGAGAACCTGTTCAAGGAGGGCATGAGCCACGTCCAGTTCTGCAAAGGCCTCAATGGGGTCAACGTGATGCAGGTGGGTCACTTCCTTGAAGGCCGCAACTGGCTCTACAACGAGAGCAAATCCGGTACCCGGTACCGCGTCGCCGCCTACGCCCGCGACAAGTACATGACCGAGCATCAGCAGCAGGTCACCCCGCACGGCAAAGACCCGTTCATCTCCTTCACGCCAATCCTGCTGCGCAAGGGCGCCGTGCGCCTGTACGAGCTGTACCTGGCCGGCGAGCTGCCCATGAAGAAGAACTGGGACGGCTTGCACACCCACGACAAGGCCGTGCGGGGTGCAGCATGAGCCTTCACGACATGCCAGATGGCATGAAGTCCGTGTTCCTGGCCGCCTTCCGCGCTGAATTCGGCTTCGGCGAGATTACGGCTACTGCCAACGATGACGCTGCCGCAATGCTCAAGGCTGCCGCGTGGGCGTGGCAGGCCTGCCGGGAGTCTTCGCAGGTGTCCGCAATCAGCCCGGAAGTCTCGGCGCTAATGCAGCGTATCGACGACAAGGAGCGTAGCCAGGCACTGCTGGCTGAAGAGTTCGTCCGCGAATCTGGGCGTGCCTCGATCTCCGCCCTTCAGCGGCATTTCAAGATCGCCTATGGGGCAGCGTGCCGGCTTATGGGTCGGCTGGTCGCTGACGGCGTTGTCAGCCCAATTGACTCAGAAGGCCGTCGCCAGGTCCTGCCGAAGGTGTCGACATGAGCATGGAGCTGATGGTTAAGGCCATGAAGGCCAAGGTCGGCAACCCGCTGCGTAAGCTCGTGCTCATCAAGCTGGCTGATAACGCCAATGACCTGGGTGAGTGCTGGCCCTCGTATCAGCACGTTGCCGACCAGTGCGAGATCAGCAAGCGCTCGGTCATGAACCACATCAACACCCTGTGTGGTGCCGGCCTGTTGCGCAAGGAGATCCGTAAGGGCGGCCCGAAGGGTAACTCCTCGAACGTCTACTACCTCACCTTGAGTGGTGCAGCAGATTCACTAGGGGTAGTGCAGCAGATTCACCAGGGTGATGCAGCAGGTTCACCCCCTAGTGCAGCAGATTCACTAGGGGGTAGTGCAGGAGCTGCACCCAGAACCAGTCACTCTTTTGAATCAGTAAAGGAACCAGTCACTGAACCGGTTGCGACCCAGGCTGAAGCCATGGTCGCGGAAGGTATCGTGGTTCCGTTCACGGCTCAGCAGCCGCGCTGCGAGATCCCGGCCGACATGCCAGGGCCGAAGGACCAGTCCTGCAAAACATTCAAGGCCTGGGCTAACTACGCCATGGCGTACCGCAAACGCTACCACGCGTGGCCGGTATGGAACGCCAAGGCAGGCGGGCAGGTTGGGCAGCTGATCAGCCGTCTCGGGATCGATGTCGCTCACCATGTGGCCGCGTACTTCCTGACGATCAACGATGCCCGCTTGATCAACGGCTGCCACAACCTGGGCGACCTGCTGGCCAAGGCCGAGGCCTACCACACCCAGTGGGTGACCAATCGTCAGATGAACGCCACGACTGCCCGCCAGCAGGAGCAAACCCAAGCGAACATGAACGCGGCGCAGGAAGCGGCAGACGCGATCCGCAACGGACAGGGAGGTAAGCGCAATGCTTTCCTCTGACGAGCAAGCCGAACTGGCCGTGGCTATCTGCGCCACTGCCGAGGCAATGGGTCAGGCGATCAGCGCTGGAGGCGCTCAGCTCATCGCTGAGGACCTTTCGGCCTATGAGCCTGGCGAGATCATCGGCGCACTGCGTGCGTGCCGGAGAGAGCCGTCTGGGCGGCTTTCGCTCGGCATGGTCCTCAAACACATCCACGCGGCTGACTCCCGCCCCGGAAAGGATGAGGCGTGGTCGATCGCGCTGGCCGCCAGTGACGAGCACGAAACCGTGGTGCTCACCACTGAAATCCGCCAAGCCATGATCGCGTCTGAGCCAGTCCTCGAGGCTGGCGACAAGGTTGGCGCCCGCATGGCGTTCATGAGCGCCTACGAGCGACTGGTCAGCTTCGCCCGAGCCGAGGATCAGCCGGCCAAGTGGGAGGTATCCCTGGGCTACGACGCTGGACGCCGTGTTACGGCTATCGAATCCGCCGTCCGCGCCCAGCTCATCACCCACGAGACGGGCGCCAAGTACCTTGCGGACCTTCGCATCGCGCCAATCACCGAAGACGGAGAGGCCATCGCCGGCCTGCTCACCGGTGAAGTGCGGGGCAAGGTCAGCCCCAAGGTTCGCGAGAAGCTGGCCGAAGTACGCTGCATCCTCACCGCCGCCAAGGCCAAGAAGGACCGCGAGCGCGCCAAGGAATCCCAGCGCCGCCGGGTCGACACTTACCTGCGCAAGCGGCAGACACGCGCCGCAGTCGCTCAGTTGAACATCAAGCGCGCCGGGCAGCCGGCCGGGGAGGGGGTGTGAGCATGTCAGATCGCGAATTGCTGGAGCTTGCCGCCAAGGCCGCGGGACTGAGGATAAACCAGGCATTCCAGGCTCAGCGTGACGCCGTGTCGGACCCGGCCAAAGCAAGCCTGTGGATCGATGACGGATCAACCGCATGGAATCCACTAACTGATGACGGTCATGCCCTTCGCCTGGCGGTCAAGTTGAGCATCGGCATCCGCTCGCATGGACCTGACCATTGGAATCAGCCGAATTCATCCGTAGCGCTGTATGACGTTGGCGAGTTTGGGGGCGGTCGAGTGCAGGTTCGTCACGGAGACGACCAATCCGCATCAACTCGCCGGGCGATCGTCCTGGCAGCGGCAAAAATCGGCGAATCCATGCAGGAGAAGCACTGATGGACACCAACAAGATGCCCACCGGCTTGCCGACGATGGTCAAGCAAGCGATCACCAGCCATCCAGGCTATCCAGAGTTCTCGGTGTGGTGCGAAAGCCAGCTGATCCACCCTTACCCGATCTACTTCTTGATCTGGCAGGCCTCCCGCGAGGCCGTGGTGGTTGAGCTGCCTGACCACTTCCGGCCCAGTCGCCAGGAGATCATTTTCGCAATCGAGGCCCAGGGCCTGAAGGTGGCCCCATGAGCGAGAAGATCAGCGTCAACAGCCAGGCGAAGCTCTCCGAGGCGATCACCATGCTGACCCGTCTGTTCCGCGACAAGAAATTCGTCGTTGTAAGCATGCGCCCGGGTAAGGACCGCACCCTGGACCAGAACGCTCTGTGGTTCGCCATGTACGAACGCATCGCCAAGAGCACCGAGATGGGCGACATCGAGGACGTTCGCCGCTACTGCAAGCTGCACCTGGGCGTGCCGATCATGCGCGCCGGCTGCGCCGAGTTCCGCACCGGCTGGGCTGAGTCGTTCATCCACCTGGATTACGACGTAAAGCTGCGCCTGATGGGGCCGTGCGCCATGTTCGGGCCGGATGGCTTCCCGGTCACCCGGCTGTTCGACCGGGCGCAGGGCTGCCAGTACACCGACCGAATCGTGGCCGAGTTCGCGTCGCAGGGGGTGTTCTTTGGTGACCTACTGAGTGAGGAAGCGGCATGAGACCAGTCAACAAAGTCGCAGCTCGAGTTGTTGCAAATGGAGAGTCTTTCGAGTTTCGGGCTCTGCCTACGGAAGTCTGCTCTGGCCTGCCGCTGCCAACAAAGCCAGTTCCCGGTGGCGTTGAAGATCTGAGCGGCCGAAAGTTCGGGCGGCTCACCGTCATCGGCCTGAGCGCCGACTTGCGCGGGCGCTGGGTTTGTCGCTGCACCTGCAGTAACTACGTGATTCGCCGAACAGCAGCGGTCCTGAATGCTGCCCCTGACTCGTCGTGCCCGCAATGCTATCTGCTGGCTGTGGCCAAGCGTCACGAGTTCATCCGCCGCACCGGGAAGGAGCGACACACCAGGGAGTTCATGGCATGAGGACAGAGATCAAGCCGAAGAAGTGCAAGGCCCCAGGCTGCGGCCAGCATTTCAAGCCGACCATGACCACGCAGAAGGTGTGCAGCATCGCCTGCGCCAAGGCCATGGCCAAAGATCCGAA